AACCTTAACCACATCAACATAGTCGTCAGGCAAGGTAACCGTGTCATTAGACTCTATAGAAAGCTTTATAGACCTTACTCTGCTCGTTACGTCAAACCCAAACTCTCTTATACCTCTTAAAGCAATATTTCTTATAGCGGAGTCTGAAGCATTAGCAGCATAGTCATCACCATCCATAGTAACTTTAAAATCACCTATAAGCTCAGTTAAGGTGACATAGTTCATTCCTTTTGTTGATACGTCTGTAAATGCCATCAGTTAGCTGCTGTTTCGTTATTACCATAGCCAGAGAGAACCGCATCTCTTAACCTTATTCCTATCATCTTTGCTATCTCAGATATAACTTCGGATTTGTATTGCTCTGGCAGCTCAAAATTTCTGCATTGTGAAATCGCAGTAACAAAAAACCCATCTGCCTCTACGCCTGAAGTAGCAAATCGAGGACCAGACGTTATGTCAATACCTCCAATATTAGCCCCCTGTGCATATTTAGACGCTGGATTTCTATAGTAAGTCATTACTAAAGCCCCTGTATACGTCTCATCGTTAGGAAAAACCTGTATAACGTTTGAAATTAAAGCTACAGGATATGCTGCGGTAGGAGCAGACAGATTACTGTTAAGTATATGAGGTATTTTTTCACTGTCGTAAACAAGCTCTACTTCAGCCCAGCTAGCTGCGTTTTCATCTCCGTCTACATCATACCTTAAAGATATTAGCTTATGCATATCGTTAGGGCGGTTAAATGTATTTGAATTAACAAAAAGAGGGCTTGATTCGCTAGTAACCTGAGCTTGCGTTACAAAATTAGACAAGTCGTCTTTTACGCTTCTGTACACAGAGTCGCTACCCGATGGGTCTAACCCTCTAGCCCGCAACTGCTTTGCACCAGAGAGCTCTTTAAACATCTCGTTAAAAACATTCTGTTGAGCCACCTCTGCAAACTCGTTGAAAATACGAGGACTAACAAAGCCTTTCTGGTCTTTGTTGCAAAGATCTCTAATAGTATTATAGACTTCTATTACGCTGATCATATTGCAAATATACGAAAAGAAAAAAGGCCCCTTTCGGAGCCTTCTTTTATGCTAACTTATCTAGCCGTTCCTCTATGAGAGACAGCGCTGAAGCGCCTTTCTCTGTTAAACAGAATCGGACCATAGTGTCTACCGCATCCTGACCAACTGGCACGGATATAATCAACTGATTAGAATCAAACCAGTACACCCCATTAGACTTCATATTAAGTATTTGGTAGTCTGCAGCTTGCTGTATTGTAGCTCTACAAGATACCTGTGGTGAGTCTAAAGATTCTAAGAACTCTTTTGTTTTAGTCTTAGCTATTCTCAAGAGGCTGTATCTAATATCCGATACAGAAGCATTAATGTTAATACCAAAGTATATTGCTATAGGAAGAAGATCGTTGATATCTCTGTCTCGAACAACAGAAATAGCGTCTGTAAGCAAAAACTCTTTTTCCAGTTCATCTTTTGCATCTTGCTTTTTATCTACTTTTCTAAAAGTTGTTCCTCCGTTACTTGAGTTAGCTGGATGTACTTCTAAAAAGTCTCTAAGGTTAGGTTTGTTTTTTGGTACGAAAATCCTGCCGTCTCTAAAAGCAACAGATTGTTTTAAAGCATTAGAAGACTGTTCATCTACGTAAATAGAAGGCTCGTTAGGGCAGTATCTAATTTCCCTTATAGTATCCTTTTCTTTATCATAAATAGTCACACCCTTTTGAGGCAGCATAAAAACTATACCACCACCTTTAATGATCTCAAACTCACAGTTGTGAACTTGCTTATCCTGTCGCTTTATAGTTCTTTTTTTGGGCTTTGGAGCTGCTTTAGGCTCCATAACTGCTGTTTCTTGAACCATAGCAGGTTCTGCAACTTTCGTTGCTTTAGGGCGCTCAGGAGCCCTTCTTGTTTTTGTTTTTTCCATTTTTATTTAATTAAAAGTTATATAATTCAAAAATATCTTTTGCTAAATTAGCTGATGCGTTAGCGCCAATGTCGCTTTCTATAACGCCAAACCTAGCTAAATGCCCGTTAAAGCTAAGTGAAGAACCGCTGGTAGCTACAATACCTCCTCCCGACCCTATCTGTTCTATCAAAAGGTTGCCGTCTGTCATGTTAGAAGAGCCTGTTGAAACCCCACCTATAGAGTCAAGAACTGTAAAAGAGGGTATAAAAGAAACAAGATGTCCTTCTCTATTATGTAAGTACATATTAAAATCCTTATCCCTTCTAATAATAAAAACTTGCAGTGTTTCACCGCTGTCTGTATCAATTAATATTTCGGGAAAATTATACTCTACTGTTCCATTCTGACTGTCAGAAGTAGAGGCTTTAGCAGGCTCACCCGTTCTTTCGTCGTGCCTAATTTTAAACGTGTTAAAAGCTGGAGTAGCTTTATCTATACCTCCGCTTGCGTCATACTGAGCATTGCCAAAGCAAAATCCCATAGTTTCTCCGCTGTCATCTCCATATATAACACCCATTCCTTCTGCGCTAAGGCTTACTGTAACGGCCATGTAAATAGTGTAGTCATTTTGAACTTTGTATGCGTTGGGAACAACAAAATAATCATCAAAAGCTATTGTAGCATTCACTTTTGCTAAACCTCTCCCTGCCGTAAGCCCTGTTTCGTTAGTAGGGTCACCAACGTTTGCAGCAATACTATACGTACTACCTCCTGTTCCAGCGTTAGCCCAAGCTGTTATCTCATCTCCATCGGCGTACCCAGCCAACCCTTCATGGTTAAAATCTAAAGCTGGTAGGCTTTCTCCAAAAAATATCTCACCTACTGTACCTTGAAACTCTGTAGCTTGAGAGCCGTTACTTATCCTACCTGTAGTTCTTTGTATAGGATTAACTTTTATCTTAGCCTCTATGTCTTGAGAACTTGAAAGAACAGCTTTTTTAAACGTAGAGTTTTCTTCTACTACGTCAAACTTAATGGTGCTCTTGTTAGAGCTAGACATAAAGCTTATGATGTTTTCTAAAAGCCCAAACTCCTCACCTATATTGCAAGATACTGTTACTGATGTTTTTTCTATTGCTTCAGAGTCAAACAGCTCTATATGCTCATATAAACTAGCGTCATTAAAAGTAATAATTACAGCACCTTTTTGAGCCGTAATAAAAGACACGTGCTTTGTAGGTATAGCTAATACGCTTAACCCTACGCCAGTATCTGACGCTTTCGCGCTGTTATCGTTTATTTCTTCTTTTCGAAATAAGAAAAATTTCTCCATTGTACTAAATTACTTTGCAAATATACAACAAATAAAAAAGGGGCCGAAGCCCCTTTCTTTTAGTAGATTATTGTAATTATTATCTAATGATAGTAATAGAGGCTATTGACGAAATATTAGAGTCAATGTACTCAGAGTTCTCATCGTCTGCGATAGTAATAAAAGGATCTTTACCAAAGTTAATAGCTTCAGTAATCGCTCTACAAACAGCCTTAATGCTTCCAGACGCAATAACTAAATCAACTTGATCGAAGTCCTCATTGTCGGTTGCACCGCCAGTGATTTCTTCAAACACTCTATCGAAAGTCATAGTCACAGAAACAGCGTCAGCTTCTGTAATAAGAAACCCTCTAAATTTAGATACTGGCATACACAGAGCATCATCGACTGCATCATTACCTCCACCTTTTGAAAAATATAAGTATTTCATAATTTTTAGTTTTTAATATGTTAAAAAATTGTTAATATTATTACCCTTTAATAAGGACGTGTTGGTTAGCAGCACGAGTTACAAGACAGCACTCAGAACGATAGTGGAACGTAGCAACGTCACGACCAGCATCTCCGTTATTGTTATGTCCTAAAACTCCACCACCAGTTACCCAGTGCTCCATCTCACGAGAGTATCCGTTAGCCTCTTTGTGGTACATAGCTAGAGCAGGAGCTTTAATTCCTGTACGAGCATCTGCAACTTGAGTCATTGGAACCATCGCTCCTTGTAGGAAGTTGGATGCACCTAAAAGAGTAGGATCGTTTAGAAGTTTCCAGTCATGCTTGTGGAATGTGTACCCTCCACGAGTGAAAGATTTAAATCCAAGCTTAACAGCCATGTCAGCATCGTTGTTAAACGCACCGAACTGTCCAGCTAGACCAGCAGTTACCCCTGCGGAAATACCTGAAGCAAGCATGTCGTCAATAGCTAAATCTTGCTTTCTATTCACGTACATAGCGTACTCAGAAGTAGCACCGTTCTTATCGAGCTCAAGGATGATATCATCAAACTCAGCAAAAGAATCTAGCGGGTTAGCGTTAGCGTTAGAAACTACGATACCTCTTGACTCAACAGCAGATACATAACCTTCAGAGCCTAAGCCCATGTCTTGATCTGTATTATAAGCAGCTGTTGTTCCAGCAGAACCATCATTTCCCGTTTCAGCAAAAAGCATCATCATCTCACGACGGTCTTCAAAACGCTTACGAGCCTCTTGCTCACCGTACATAAACCAGCGGTACTCACCGTTTCCGATGTTTACCCAGCCGATGTTAGTAGCTTGCGAACCGTTAACTTGGTAACGATCCTTAACAATCATAAATGGATTCTTACGTCTTTCAACGTCAGCATCCATGAAGTGAGCTGGTTGCTCAGTTCCCTGTCCGTACATGTTTCCAAGAACTACAAATGCACGATCTGTAGTGTTAGCGCTTCCAGCAGCAGCCCCATCAAGAGGTTGAATTGTAGCTTCAGTAGCAGCTGTTTCGGATGCGTTATTTACAGCAGTAACAATAAAGCGCCTTCCGTCAGCGCTGTCCATTACAACATCATTTGCACCTATTGCAATACCATTAGTACTATCAGCACTAAAGTGAAGTACTTGAGTGTCTGGAGATGTTCCAGCAGAATCATCAGTAGAAGCCGTAACGATTCTGTGACGACGACCTACTTCAAAGTAGTCAACCTGATCTGAAGTACCTCCGCTTTGGATAGCACCTGTTAGTTTTAGAAATCCAGTGATTCCTTGATCACCGTAAGTTTCAACAAGCTCAGGCATAACAAAGTCTTTGTTAGTGTTTAAGAGCGTGTCTATCGCCGTATATGTTTCTGGCGTTAATCGCAGGTTAGCTGGAGCTCCGTCCAATCCACCTGCCGCAGCAGCAGTTGTTGCCATATTTTCTTAATATTTAGATTTTAAAAGTAAGTTTAGAGGAGTTTCCTCTAAGTATATCTCTCATTTGATCAGCCAGCGGGTTTTCATTTTGTGGTGCTGACTGAGGAGAGTTTGTTGATACGTTAGCCGCTTTATCCACAAGACCTCTTTGACCATCGCTTGTACCCTGCCTGTAAGCAGAAGCAACAATTTTGTCGATGTTGTCAATTACAGCCCTGTGAGAGGACAACGTATCGTAATCCCAACTTCCGTCTTGACGGACGTAAGGATCAAAATAATTATCGAGTTGAGTATTCTTCTCAATAAGTTGTGATTTGTAGTTATCATCCAGTCCAAAAGAAAAGGTTTTGTCGTTACCTAAATCAAACTCTAGCCCCTCCATTGCTTGAACTTCTTTTGTCATGTCTGAAATCCACTTATCGTTTATCACGCTATCTGTTGATGCTTCTTGACGTTCTGGCGCCTTATAGGTGCTCCTCAAGCCTTCGATACTCTCTTTGGCTTTTTGCGCGTCTATCTTCATCTGTAAGCGGGACAGCTTCACTTCGTCCTCAGAATAGAGGTCTGTGTCAAGCTTATATTTGCTCCCTACTAAAAGATTTAATTCTTCAGAAGAAAGGTCTGGATATTCAGAAGCCATGTTTACCCTTATAGCCGTTACGTCATCCATCTCGGATGGGTTTAACTGCTGATAAGCAAACCAGTCTTCTGGGTTCCTGCCTGTCTCTTGTACGAAATTAGCTATTGCTTCAATCCTTTCATCGAGAGCGCTCTGTTGAGGTTCTGACAAAGCGTCTAAAGAAGTAATGTCTCTACCAAGCTTCTCGCTTAGGTAATTGAAAACAGCGCCTTCGATTTCGCTATCAGAATACTCAATAGTATCTTGTTGTGGTGTAGCAGTTTCCTGCTGCACTTCTTCTTGTGGAGTCTGTTCTACTGGCTCTGAAGTAGTTTCTACTTGTGGCTCAGCTTGTACATCCTCCTGAACAGGTTGAGACTCCTGTTGGGGAGCCTCTTCTGTTGTTGTTTCTGTTTGTTGCGGTTCTGCATTCATAGATGCAGAAAGCGCTTCTGGAGAATCGAATACTTCGAAACCTCCAATGCTTTCTTTATTTTCTTCCATTATATTAAATTATTTGTTTTCTATTATGCTGCTGGTCCAAAGTACAAAATACAGGCGCCTGACGTTAAGTCTACAGAGTCCCACCTCCCATAAATTGTTAACCCTTTAGGCATAGTTCCAGCTAAAACATCTCCTATACCTCCCGCACTAAATGTATTATCAGTTCCAGAAGTCCCAAAAAAACCAACCGATGCAGCTGCCGCCCCTAAAGTAGAAGCTTCTTGACGTAAGACATTAAATACACTATCTTCTGTCATAGATACAGCTACTACAACTTTACCTGAAGGGGGTGTATATGCGTTTGTGCTGTCTAAAAAAGCGCTTCCGTGCTGCCCGAATGATGCTTGTGATGCTACTCCTTGATTTGCTAATGTTGCCATGTCTTTATTTTATTATGATCCTGAACCTCCGTATATTACAGAAGAGTTATCGTTTCCAAATACCCCATACTCAATAACAGTATCTACTTTAGTTGCATATACAGCGTAAGTTTTATCTGGAGCTAAAGGTATAAAAGTAAATTCTCCTCCCCCTAGTTTAGAGGCAAGAGCAGTATCACTTTCTGTTTCGTTGCGTAAGTATACGTAGCTTTCTAACTCTGCCTCTAAGTTTTTGATATATAAGTAAGCTCTTTCGCTTTTATCGTTTGCTAAATAAACGACCATATCGCTTGTATCAGCTGCAGTGCCTTTTACTTTAGCTTTAATCAAACTCCCTGAATCTACAGACATAACTTTTTCTGCAGACAAACTCAAAGCGCTACTTAAAACGTCAGTTGAGGCAATATTTAAGCTGACTCTTAGGTTAGCCATTACGCTTGATATATAAGAGCGTACTCTAAAATCATAGTAGTGTCTACACTAGGAGTAACACAAATATCATTGTTTGCATCGTGAGCACTCCAAGGCATAAACATCCAGTCTCCTGCGTAGAGGCGGCCAATTTCTTCAACCGTTCCGCCTGCAGCTCCAATAGAGATTGTGAAGTATTCGGTAGCTACTGCGCTAGGATTTTTCATGTACACTTTATGTGCTTTATTGGCTGCAAAGTCACCACCCTCAAAAACATTGTTGATCGTGTTTTGAGTGTAAATTTTTCTTGCTACTCCAGTAAACTGATCTAAACCAGTAACTGAATCAGCTTTGGTTAAAGTAGATGTAGTAGACAGAGATAAAGCGTCACCCGTTAGGTCAGCACTTTGAAGGGTTAGTGTTGCAGTGGTAGTTGCCATTGTCTTTTTTTATTGGGTTGTTATATATTTGCAAATATAGTGATTATTTTTTAGGTGATTTTCCAGCACGAATCTTAGCAGCCTCTTTTTTTCCAAAGGCGCTTTTTACCCTACCCATCGCCCATGCGTGTTGAGAGGTTTTTGGCCTGTTGCCAGAACTCATGTAAGCAGCAAGACCTCTTTTGTAAACTTGCTTTTCGGCAGCGTCAAGCCCAGTCATACCTCCTTTTTTATAAAGTTTCATTTTACCCCCACCCATAAATACACCTCTGCCTTTTAGTATATCTGCCTGAGTTACTTTACCATCTTTGTTTAAGTCAGGAAACTTCCCTCCTTTTTTGTACGCTTTTTTTAATTTCATAATGAATCTCTTTCTTTCATAAGCGCATCTAAGTTTGCAGGGTACGGCTTACCTTTTTTATATATAGCAGCTATCTTACGAATAAGCTCTGCTCGGCGTGTAGGGTTTTTACTCCCTGATAAATATTTTTTGTTAATCTTCAAGACTTAGGGTGATTAGCTGTTTTAAACATTGCTTTTTCTACCGCACCTGCGTGTGGTTTATAAGACCCTTTCATTAAAAAATACCTTCCCCCCTCTTCCATCCAGTGATATCCTTTTGGTGGGGAAACTTCCACTTTCTTATTAGAAATGCTTAGCTTACCTCCTTTTTTATATTTTACAGTTTTCATATTGCAAATGTATTAATTAATCTACTGTGTTCATTTTACCAACGTTAGCCGTTGCCACTGTGTTTATTTTTCCTATACTAGCTGAAGCCACACCAGCTACATCGTGAGCATACCCAGTTGCAGCTAAAGTGTAATCTAAAGTTATTGTTACGTCAAAATCTATAGTAATATCAGCGGTTGCTGTAGTATCTGAATTGTCATAATCGTTGTCTTTATCAACTACAGCTAATGTGAAGTGATCGTTATTTTTTATATCAGCTAAAGCTGCAGCTGTAAGAGTATACTCATTGTTACCTGTTGACCATGTAGTTAACTCGGTAGAATATGCTGTGCTGTAATCTAAAGAGCTAAAATGATCTGAAGTAGCCAAGGCTGTTCCACCATCCCCGCCAAAGGCGGTGCTTTTTATCATTATGGTGTCATTTGGGTCTGCGTCAGCCGAACTACCCCCGTTAATATCAATATGTGCGGCTGTTACTGTTCCTGTTATTCCGCTTGTGTCAAAATGTAAAAAAACTCTCTTAAACCTTTTGGTTCTTGCGGTGTTAAAATATTGAACATCACCCTCACCTGTAACACCATCAGAAACAGATCCTGCGGCATTTGACCTAGCCGTTGCAAAGTTTCCATTAGAGCTTCCAGTACCTAATCCTTGCCTGTTTACGTTTATAGTTGGCATTAAGCTGTTACTTCAACAAACGTTCCGTCTGGATTAAACCAAATCTGTCCATTAGATGCATGTAAACAATACCCAACAACTCTTACAATATCATTATTTCCTGATGGTGCAGTAGCTGTAATATCTCCAGCTGTAGTAGAAGCAAATAACACATCCCCCACAGATCCAGTATCGTGATCTACAGTTACCATACCTCTAAGAAGCATGCCGTTTGTGTCCGATGCCGCCCCTAAAGCTATGGCTAACAGCCCGTCACACGTAGAAGCGGCATTTGCATCTGCGGTTTCCCACGTACCATCTGACTTGTAATGATATAAAGCTCCCGTTGTCATAGATGTCGTCCCACCAAAATACACCACATCGCCCTCATACGTTCCGTCTGTATCTCCAGTAACAGTAAACCTGCGGTTAAAGTTAGAGTCACCGTTTGTATCTACTGTTAGCGCTATCTCACTGTTTTGACTTATAAGAACATTGTGATCCCCTGAACAATCAATAACAAAATCACCATCTACACTCCCAGATATCAAATTATTAGTTGCATCTGCTACACCAAGAGTAACAGTGTTTTCATCGTTTTTAAAGCGGAGTTGAGGGGTTATTTCAGCGTCAGCTCCAATAATCAATCGGTCAGCCCCAAACGTTAAGTTGGATTCTGACGTTAAAGCGCTCGTTCCGTTACCCGTTAATATTTCGTTTGTACCAACCGTTGTTAATCCAGTACCTCCTTTAGCTACCGTCACTGTATCGGATAGGGTAGAACCTGCGGCTGTTACAGTTATAGGCGCAGTACCGTCAAAGTCTACTCCGTTAATTGCTCTAGCTGTTGCTAAAGCGGTAGCTGTGCCAGCGTTGCCCGTAGTGTTTAAATCTGAAGCTACAACAAAATCCATGTTACCGCTAGCGTCATCATATGTTACCGCAATGTTAGTTTTAGTTCCACCAGTAGCAACTAAAGGCCCCGCAATATCCTGAACCTCTTCTGTAGATAGCTGAGTATTGTCATTAGCCGTCATATCATCAACAACCACATTTATTTTACCAGCTCCATCCCCACCGTCAACGTATGTAGCTGTAACTCTAGTTTCGGTGTTAGAGCTAAACATACCACCAACGATATCTTGAACCTCTTCAGTAGACAGTTGAGTATTAGTATCTGAAACGGTATTGGTAAAAGTAATTTTATCGCTATTTCTTGCTATACTTAAACCAGTACCAGCTTCAAGCACAACGTCATCTGTAGATGAGTCGCTACCCGTTAATCTTATTTTCTCTTCATCAGAGTTGTCTCCATCTACACAAGAAATACCGTATGATGAGCCTGCAGGACCTGTATCGCCTGTAGCACCAGTAGCACCAGTAGCTCCCGTATCTCCTTTTGGCCCTTTTTCAGAAACAGAAACAGAGTTAACTGCTGGTGAGGTTACAGATACAGAAGACGAGCTAGACGTAACGGTAGCGGAAATGCCTTCAGAGGTTGTTGTTGAAACTAAAGTTCCCGCTGTAGTGCTAACCTCTACACTCATAAGGATTTAGATACGTCGTCGTTAACTATAAAGTTACCTCTTAAAACGGTTGTATGAGTGTCAACGCCAGAGCTTGTTGGTAGAACATATTGCAAATCATATATGTACCTTCCTGCTTTAATATTTCTCATAGTGGCAGCGGTAGCTGTTATAGTTAAATTTCCACTATCATCAATAACAAACTCTTCAAAAACGTTGCTTGTTTTTACACCTAAATTGGTACTCCCTATAACAGGAGAACCGCCCCTTCTACCAGCCCCATACACTTGCATTAAAAACTTATAATTGCTGGTACTTAACGTTAAAGCTGTTCCTGAAGAATCTTTTAATGTGACCGTAAGCGAAAAGGTGTCACCCCTTCTGCAAGTTATGTCTAGCTTTTCGGATACGTCTAAATTTACTTTGTTTGCCATTATTGCTCTAATATGTTTTCTGTAATCTCTGGCGCGTCAGCCATCAAATTCATTTCTTCTTGAAGCTCACCTCTTTTGCCTTGCCTCTGAGAAAGAAGTTTACTCTGCTGAGAAGCTTGCTTTTTTACCCTGCTATCTTTTCTATCTTCTTTTAAAACCTCTAGCTTTTCTTTAAACTCTTGATCTTCAGTTTTAAATCCTAAAGTTGCGCTAGCTCTTATAGTTTCTATTTCTTTATCAAACTCGTGCTTAGCTCTAGCTACTTCAATCTCTAGCTGAGACTTTAGTTGCAACTTTTGAGCTTCTATTTGAGCCTCCATTTGCATTTCTTGTTGACGAGCTTGAGAAGCGGCTTGTGTTGCTTGTTGAGCTTGTTGTGACTGCATTTGGGAATTTTGAGCTGCTTGTTCTTGAGCTCTTTCTATTCGTTTCTTTCTACGAACAACCAAAAGCCTTTCAGCTTGGTTTACGTCTTTTAAATTCCTTACAGCTATAGCGTCTTCTAAATCTATTTCCTTTTGAGAAATAGCCATTTGAATGTTTTGCTCTAAGTAAGCTCTTTCGTTATCCTCCATTTCTTTTTGTACGCTTACTCCAAAGTTGTACATAGGTAAATCGCTAAAAGAACTCAGCACTTTCATGTTTTCCTCTCCTATGGCATTTTGATAAACCTTCATAAGAACAGATTCTGCAGGTATTATCTGAAGACATTTAACAACATCCTCACAAACCTTTTTAAAGAGAATCATAGACGAATTAGTTATATCATATATAGCATTGTTTCCAGCCGCTATAGCTTGCTCTCTAACACCTACCAAAGACTCTCCTTTTGGAGAGCTTGCATCCATTACCTCGTTTACGCCAGTAGCGTCTCTAATCATTCTAAGGTAGTGGTTATATAAACCTATTAATTCGTTAACGTTTCTAATACTATTGTTTATCTCTCTTACTGGAGGGTTTTGAAAACCTCCTTCTGGATTTTTACTCCTATAGTAAAACACTCCCGTCTGCTCGTAAATATCATGAAGCTCTAAAGGCTGCAACTCACCACCTTTACCTAGCTGAACGTTTTCTAAACCTTCAATATCTATAATTAAGCCATCAGGCTTTGCTTTAGCAATAGCTTGCTGTAACTTCAGATGTGTTATCTGAAGCATGTCTGCAAAACCAACACAACTGTCTATCATAGACTTTGGTATCATTCTACGCATATTCGTAGCAACAACAGAATAGCTCATTCTAGCTTTTGATATGTCATGCTTATTTCTAGGTATGTTTGTCTTCATACCGTAGTTAAGAATGTAATCTGTCCCCATTATATACATGCCTCCATAGATGGTGGTTATCTCCATCTTATGAGGGATTCTCTCAAAAACACCTTTGTTTGATTTTTCTTTATAAGAAAACCCTTCATAAAAGAAGTTTCTGTTTCCGTGCCTGTTTTCTTTTTCCTCAAAATGCATGCAGTCAACAGAAATAAACTCAAAATCTAAGATGTCTATCATATAGTCATCATAGCCGTATTTCTTTTTTCCAAGAGTTTGATCGTAAGAACTGCTAGAAAAGTTGTGAGTAGACTGAGATTTGTTTCGAGCAGCCTTAGTTGCAAGCTTTTCAAAATCTTTTTCCTGTAGCGTATCTCCTGCTAGTCTTTTTAATTCTTGTATAGATATGCTTTTTATATGGCCAGCATAAACTACGTCCTCAAAATTAGGGTCTTCTGTAAAACTGTGTATAAAAGAAGCGGGATCAACATAATTTGGCTTTATACCGTAGTTCGGATCGTTACTCCTTTTAACAACGGCCATACCACAAGATACCAGATCGTTGACACACCTTCTAAAAATATTGTCATTAAAACCAGCCCACTGCAAAGTCATGTTAGTACCTATTTGAGCTGCTATTTCTGCGTCTGTTTTTACGTTGGTATTAAGAAATATTTCAGCCTCTTCTAAAGTGTCTGGAAGGTTGTCAGGATCTTTGTCTAGCACTAACCCTCCAGTCTCTGCCTTTAAAGCTGCTAATTCTTTTTTTACTTGAACCTGAGTCTTTAACCTTATTTTTTCTTTATTCTTTTCGGAAGACGAGATAGGGTCAACAGCCTCTAAGTTTGGGTATGGCTCTCTAGAAAGTATTTTGTTTGAAACAATTCTGGCAAACTTTGGGAGTATCGGAACGGGAGTGTAATCAAGATTAACCAAGCTTCCATCTACATTGTTTGGGTCTAAAGACGTTAAAAGTTGTTTGTAAATGTTGGTATCTTGAGTTCCATTAGCGTAGTCTCTGTTACGCTCAAAAATGTTATTTCTTTTCTTGTAAGAAGACCCAGAATCATTGGTTTTACCCCACTGATTTTCTATTGCTTTTGCATATTGCAATCCAAAACTCTTGCTTTCTTTTTGTTCTCTTGAAGAAAGCGGATCTGGGAAGCCTCCAGCTTTTTTGTTTTCGTTATTGTACATCAGAGGGAGTTCATTTTTGCAAATATACGAAACATGGCGTTTTTAATTAATTGCGGCATATCTTCTAAAAAATTTCTTTTCGTTAAAGTTAGACTTTACTTCTTTAGGCTTAACTTTTTGTGCAGCAAGCAGCGCCAGTCCCGCACTTATAGTTAAATCAAACTTAGTTCTGTTATTTATGTCAAAGCCAATCCAGTCTTCTAAAGTCTTATTAAAATACATTCTTCCTACCTCACCCGTCTCTCTGTTTATACCTACGTGGTTGTGTACGTAAGCCTCTATAGCATGAGCATGAGCTTGTATAACATCTTGAGAGTTAGAAGGAATACCTTTTGTTTTAACGTTTATTTTAGTGTTGGCAGACTTTAAGTGATCTGGCCTAGCCATTAAGTATCCATCATAACCTCTTGACTCAAAGTGTCTTGCAATGCCGTACTTGTTGTTCTCTATTAAAATAGGGTATCCATAAAACACAGCAGACATGAGAACATCTTCGTAAAAGATCTTAGCTAAAGGAGGTCTAGAAGCATACTCTAAGACAAACATATTTGATGGATGTTCCATGTGAAATTTGTTGTATAGGTGTAAAGCACCTTTAGAACCTCTACCGTCTACGGTCATGTCTAAGTCGTAGGAGTCTACACCTCCACAACCTAAATCCGCGTTAGGGGCTACACGTTTGTTTCTTTCTGTTTTCTTTTTGTTTCTTAATTCTATAGGCGGCATCCAAGCTACCTTAAACCTTCCTTGCGGATCTGGCTTAAACAACACTTCTGAATCCTGAACACCATCTTTCCAAACAAAATTTCCAACAACTATAGGGTTTGGATATAACTCATCGTTATGTTGTATTTGCTCATATATTTGACCTATATTAAACAGACTACCATCTATACTATCCCTAAAGGCTTCATCCGTTGTAAACGGAAACTGTCTTACCACCTCGTTAAGTTCAGAAGGGTCGTCTTTTAAACTTTCCCTTTCGTTTTTAAGGTAAGTTTTAGCTCCAAATATAATATCTGAATCGTCTAAACCTTTTACAACTAAAGAAGGATCATCTTTAACTGGGTTTCCATATTTATCAAAAAACCCTTCTAAAGATTCGTATGCAGGTATAAATAATCTATATAGTCCTGTTCTAGTCCTGCCATTCGCGTTCCTCTCCAAAGGATTCGAATCCCTCCACAAATCTTTGTATTGGCTTCCGCCTTTGTCCATTGGATTTACCGTGCTTCCGACCAGAGCTTTCCCCACGATTTTTCTTCCGACGATCAAACACGTCCGTTGAATCCTCCAAGCGTCTCTTATGTCTGTAGGTCTTTCCCATTTTCCTGCTTCGTCTAAATACAATATGTGTAGCTTCTCACCATCGTATGCGTTGTTAGTTGTATTTTTCCAATTTATAACCGTATTAAGAGCCTCACCCATTTGTGAGGTTTTGTTGTTTTTGGTTATTCGTTTTGATGGCTCCCTAAAAGCTAGCTCCATACGAGGATTAGTTGTACCATCTTGTATAGGTTTAAAGAAGAATGGGTAGTTTCTAAACATGTAAACCACCTTCTTCATAAATATGTTTTCTTGTGCGTCCTTTCCCGTCTTCGACTGTATCCCCATAAGCTTGTCTTTAACCTGTGTAGCTTCATCGACAAGTACAGCAGAGCATATATTGGTGTAGCCAGAACGACGGCACTTAGTATAAAGCTGACCAATACAGCGAGGATCAGCCTCGCAAGCAGCCATATGTAAAAAGATCTCACGTTGAAAGTTTAAAAAATAAGGGTGACCAATATCTAGCTTCGTCCACTGAAGCATCATGTAATGCCTCCCCGTAATATATATAGGTTCATTGTTGTTATAAAACCAAAAGCCCTCACGCCTGCGCCGAAACTCTTCTTCGATATATGGACGAAACTTTTCTCGGAACTCTCTTGGCATTTCCGCCCACTCGTCCATAGAACGAATACGAAACAATTCCTGAGGCATAGGTGTCCTTTCCCACACTTGCATAGACTTTGATTTTTTATGTCCGAAAATTTCTTTCTTAGGCGGCCTTTTTGGAAGACAAATGAGTACATCACCGAGTTCGATAAGCTCACCTTCCGTACCGTTGGGACAAATCTTAATAGCAGGTTCTTCATAGTCCTCTAAGTTAAGTAAAACAGACATTAATAGCTGCTTCCACTCTTATTCATTCTTCCCAATGAAGGAAATCCTGTTTTAGGTTCAGCTATATCCATATATTGCCCGCAAGGACATTTTACGTCGGTGATAACCTTTCCGTCCACTATCTTGCATGTTACCTTACTAATTTCCTCTTCGTGTTCTAAGCAATTACATTGATACTTTGCCATTGTATTTTAATTTAATTTATTTACTCCTTCTGACCTTAGGTCTATTGTTAGCTCTGTTTTTAGACTGAGCCTGAAGTCTCGTTTTGCCTCCTTTACCGTAATGAGCTTCGTCCATCCCATCCCCATTACCGTAGTTACCTTTTTTTCTGTTTATTTTGTTTAGGTTAGCGCGGTATTTTTTAGCTTTACCTCCTTTGCCGTACTTAGCGTACTCTAACTTGTAGTTTCTTTTTTTCTTAAGCCTCATAAAGCAAAGATAAACATTTTGTTATTTGGAAAACCTTTCAGCAAAACCACCAGAATAGTCTTTAACTTCTCCTATTTCTCCGTCCGACTTAAGGTCTTTGATCATTTGCTCTAAACGCTGTCTTTCTATAAGAAGTTCTTTGCAGTCTGTTGCGGTTTGCTTTATGGATTGTAATTCTGCCTTTCTAGCGCTTCCGTTTATTTCTGGGTCGACAGGCTTTTTAATTTCATCAATCATATTATCTATAGCCACCTCCATACTCTTCATGAGTCTTGTAGCTGCGCTTATAGTTGTAAATTTAGCCTTCGACATACATAAGATCTTCTGCGCGAGTGCGGTAATATTCTTTTCCGTCTATTTTTAAACGGTAGTCTCTATTTTGTTTAAAACCTACAACGTCACCTTTTTTAACGCCTAGTTCTTTTAACCAATCACAATCAAAAGAAACAATACCTTTAGTAGGCAGTTTTTCTTTATTGTCTATTACATGTATTAAGTCAGATTTTGTCTCTAACTCTTCTTGCTCTATAAATTCTAACAAAGCCCAGCCTGCAAGAGGTTTTACTTTTCCTGTTTTTTTGCTTTTATAAGCTATAGCTTGATTGTTAATAGTGTGATTGGGATCATATCTTACTAAATAATGATTGTCGTCACCCGTTAGAATCTGACCCTCGTTAATAACTACTAAATGGTGAAAGTAAAGCGTGTCTCCTTTTTTAACACCAGTCTTGTATTTAAGGGGAGAACAGACTACAGGCCCTTCTGTCACTCTGTGTTCAAATTCATTAAATCTGTTATCTACGTACAGCTCTAAACCAGAGTCCGTCGTTATCGTATCGTTGAGCTTTTTTTCAAGCTCAACAACAAAAATGTCTAAAGTTTTCATTTAATTTTTAATTTAGTATCCGCCGCCAGACCCTCCACTAGATCCTGTTGGTGTCCTTCTTGGAGTTTGTCTAGGGGTTCTTCTTGGCGCGCGCGTTGCAGTCCTTCGAGCTCTTGAGGGTGGAGCTGGTGAAGCTCTTAGTTCACTCATTATCCTTTGCACTAAAGATCTTGCAGCATTTGTAGAAGGGGTTAGTTTATCATGACTTTCTGTCTTATGGAACCCTCCCGCCATAGCTCCTTGAGATACATGAACGTGATATGCTCCTACATAGTCAGATCCATTAGGTCTTTTAAACTCTCCTCCTGAAGTATATAATTGTGTTCTTACCATTTTAAAAGTTGCAGTCGTATTCTATAATGCAGGGCATGTCATCTACTGACTTCCATAACACTTGAGATGTATCGTCATCCTCCATATACACTAAATATCTTTTTTTATTGTGTTTATGTAGATGTTCCCCATCTAAAACTATTGTGCTTACTTTTCCTCCTCCAGCTCTCATGCCTATATAATAGGCCATTGCGTCTTTAGGGTCTTTCCCTATAATAATTTTTCTAATAAGTCCTTCCATTTTATTCTAAGTCTATTCCTGTTCCGTCTAACAAATCGTCTATATCATCATAGCCTTTATTGTTTTTGTCAGTGTCGTCCCAAGTGGTATTAATAAATTCTAACATACTTTCTAATTCTTCTCTTGAGTCTAAACTATAGCTGTACATAGCTTGAATCCTTGAGTTTCCAAATATGTCAGAGTCTATCAACCCTGTAACCATTATTGACATAACTCTATCCTCCATCCCGTGTTTTTTTATAACACCCTCCATTTCGTCAGATAAACGCTGGATTTCTAAAAAAAAAGCCTGTTCTTCCATATCTTTACGTAATAAATTCATTTCAATGCCTAAAAGTCACGTTTCAAAGAAAAAGCTATTTCGAGATTTTTCCTATCTAAATCAAAGATACGTAAAAAAGAACTATCTTAAAAGATATAAGACAGTAAGTAATTCTTTTTGTAAAAAAAATGACATCTTTGAAAAAGAGTTAAGGTTTTTATTATGGGGTTATGACCTTGAGTTTTGGACTTTAGATTTTGCTTCAAAGGATTTTGACTATTCTAAAAAAAAGTTGTCAGAAAGAATAGTATTTCCTTTAGTTAAAGAGGAATACATATACAAACACTTTGATAGACTTACACCTTCTCAAAGTCGTGAAGACCACATTTTTAGAGATGAGCTAAAAATTAACTACAGAGTAAGATATGCTCTTACTCAAAAAGCTAGGCTTCTTGTTCAAAGGTTCTACAAAAATCTAGACGGTTAATCAGCTTTAGTGTACCAATCCCCGTCAGTATCTCTTAACACAACCATTATCTCTGCGTGTGTATACGTTGTCTTACCATCTAAAAACGATGGTTGATCTCCTCTGTACTTAACTAAAGCTTTGCTCCCGTCTGTACTGTAGCGTAACATACCAGCATTACGGTTAGATAGCTGAGAAAAATCTATCACAGAATCTTCATCCGTGATCTCCGTAGTATTTAGTATTACGTATGTAGTATTCATGATTGTTTTATTAAGGTGCGTCAGAACTGAAGTTAAATCCACTTCCATTTGCATCAGATGTTAAAGCTG